GAACTTTTCCACCAATTAGTGGTTGAGAAGTCACGTGACATTTATGAGTCACTAATGGACGAAGACTTGGGTGGCAATGCTAGCCAAAACTTTGTGCAAGGCATCCAAGGCGAGCAAGAAGCCGCACAAGACCAAGGTCTTGGTGAAGATGACGAAATGGATCTAGACGGTGACGATGAGATCGGCACCGACGACATGGATGGCGAAGAAGAAACATTTGGTGGTGACGAAACTGACATGGGTGACATGGGTGGTGACGAAGCTGAACATAATGAAATCGAATCTAAAATTGATGATCTAAGTGCACAACTAGAAGAATTAAAAGGCATGTTAGCCGGCGACGAGCACGGTGATGACATGGGTTCTGAAGAGCCTGCTGATGACTTAGGTGCTGATAGCGACTTTGACATGGACGGTGGCGAAGAAGAGTCTGACATGGAAAGCATGAGCATGGAATCTGCTAACCCTTTTGCTAAATCAGGATCAGGTAAAAGCGGATCTGCAAGTGGTTCAGGTATGTCTGGTAGCGGTGTAAAAGAATCTAAGAAAATGAGTGGATCTGGTGTTAGCGGTTCAGGTAAGTCAGGATCAGGTAAAAGTGGTTCAGGCAAAATGGAAGGCTACAAAAGAACGGACGTAGAGATCATGAAAGAATACGTTGACAAGATCGGTGAAATTTATAGCCAAGAGCCTGCTAAGGGCGAGGGCAAGACTGTTGGTACAGGCGGTGACGCACCAACAGTAAACAAAAATAGTGTTAGCCTAGACAAGGGACCTGACTTTGGTGGTACTAACGAAAACATTCTAAGTGGTCAAGGCAATGAGCAAGCTGCTGATGGAAAGCAATTTAAAGCTCCAAACAATGAGTATAGCAAAAAGCGTGGCGACTTACCGGGGGCCGGACAATTTAAAAATGTTCCAGGTAAGAAAAAAGTATGGGACCAAAAGGGACCTGCTGAAGGGCACGGCGCAGAGAAGAAGTCTGGTGCAGAAGGAAAGTTAGTTGGTGCTGACGGAAGTCGCCCAGTTAACAAAACTAGTGTGCAAAAGCAAAACACTGGTAAGAAGTAATAGGAACTTATAATAATGGCTTTGTTCCTTAAAGAAACTTTATCATTTGACAACGCAGAGCTTCAGGTTATATCTGAAGACTCTGGCGATGGCAAGGGTAAGCATTTCTACATGGATGGGATATTCATTCAAGGTGGCGTACAGAATGCCAACAAACGTGTATATCCCACACATGAAATTAAAAAAGCTGTTGGTACTATCACTGAGCAATTAAGTGGTGGATATAGTGTACTGGGTGAGTTAGATCATCCAGATGACTTAAAGATTAACTTGGATCGTGTTAGCCACATGATAACAAAAATGTGGATGGACGGACCAAATGGTTACGGAAAATTAAAAGTATTACCAACACCAATGGGTAAACTAGTTGAAGCAATGCTGACAAGCGGTGTTAAGCTAGGAGTAAGCTCACGTGGATCTGGTAATGTTAATGAAGGAAGTGGACACGTTAGTGATTTTGAAATCATTACCGTAGACATTGTTGCACAACCTAGTGCACCAAATGCATATCCTAAAGCAATCTATGAGGGCTTGATGAATATGCGTGGTGGACAACAGTTGTTCGACATGGCTAAAGACGCCAGCACTGATCAAAGAGTACAAAAGTACGTGGAAAAAGCAGTGGTGCAGCTTATCAACGATTTGAAACTATAGGAGAACAAATCCAATGTTAGACGCCTTAAAACCAATGCTAGAAAGCGGCATTATCAACGAGTCTACACAACAAGCTATCAATGAAGCTTGGGAAACCAAGTTAACTGAAGCACGTGAGCAATTACGTGCAGAGCTTCGTGAAGAATTCGCTGGTCGTTATCAGCATGACAAGCAAGTAATGGTTGAGGCTCTAGACAAAATGGTTACAGAATCTTTAACTGCTGAGATTGAAGAATTCAAAGCAGAGAAACTAGCTCTTTCAGAAGACCGCGCAAAGTTTAACGCTCGCATGGTTGAAAGTGCAGGTAAGTTTGATCAATTCCTAGTTACAAAACTAGCTGAAGAGATCCAAGAACTACGCAATGATCGTAAACAATATGAGAATAGCATCGCTAAACTTGAATCGTTTGTTATCAAAGCACTTGCAGAAGAAATTCAAGAGTTTGAAGCAGACAAGAAAGCAGTTGTTGAAACTAAAGTTCAACTTGTTGCTGGAGCTAAAGCAAAATTAGCCGAGCTACAAAAGAACTTTGTTGCACGTAGTGCTGAAATGGTTAAAGAATCTATTACCGCGAAACTAGAGTCTGAAATGACTCAACTAAAAGAAGACATCAATATTGCTCGTGAGAACATGTTTGGTCGCCGTTTATTCGAAGCTTTTGCAAGCGAGTTTGCTGTTACTCACTTAAATGAGAACAAAGAAATTGCTAAGATGCAAGAGATGTTGAAGAAACAAAGTGCAGTTATTGCCGAAGCTAAAAAAGCTATCGAAAATAAAGCAATGTTAGTTGAATCAAAAGAAAAAGAAATTCGTATTATCAAGGAATCAACAGAACGTAAGACACGTCTTGCAGAAATGTTGAAGCCTCTAAACAAAGAGAAAGCTGCAGTAATGAGCAGTCTACTCGAATCAGTGCAGACCGACAAGTTACAGTCCGCATTTGATAAGTATCTACCAGCAGTTCTGAACAACGGAACAGTTAAAACAGTTGCCCCAAAAGCATCAGTGTTAACTGAAAGTCGTACAGAAGTGACGGGAGACAAAACTGCAATGCAAGTATCAACTCAAGACACAGAAGCTTCTGCTAATGTATTTGAATTGAGAAAACTAGCAGGGCTTAAGTAACTTACCCTAAATAGGAAAAAAGGAAAAGAAAATGACACAAGCATTATTAGAAAGCCGTTGGGGCGAGACAAAAGACGCTCTGCTAGAAGGCTTAAATGGTTCACGTAGAACTACTATGGCAGTTGTATTGGAAAATACACGTAAGCACTTGGTAGAAAATGCAACAGCTGGCGCAACATCAGCAGGTAACGTAGCAACACTTAACCGTGTTATTCTACCAGTTATCCGTCGTGTTATGCCTACAGTTATTGCTAACGAAATTATTGGTGTACAACCAATGACAGGTCCAGTATCTCAGATTCACACACTACGTGTACGTTATGCAGATAACGTTACAGGTACAAATGGTGCAACTGGCGCTACTGTTGGTGACGAGGCATTAAGCCCATTCAAGATTGCTACTGCTTATTCTGGTACAACATCAGGATATGCTAGTTCAACTGCAACACTTGAAGGCGTACCTGGCAACCGTATCAACGTTCAAATCTTGAAACAAGTTGTTGAAGCGAAGACACGTAAAATGTCAGCACGTTGGACATTTGAAGCCGCTCAAGACGCACAGTCTATGCACGGTTTAGATGTTGAAGCAGAAATTATGGCTGCTCTAGCACAAGAGATCACAGTTGAAATCGATCAAGAAATTATCGGTTCACTAAGCTCTTTGGCCGCAACTGACTACGCTTTTGACCAATCAGCAGTATCTGGTACTGCAACATTCGTTGGTGACGAGCACGCTGCTCTAGCAGTGTTAATCAACCGTTCAGCTAACCTAATCGCACAACGTACACGTCGTGGTGCAGGTAACTGGGCTATTGTAAGTCCTGCTGCATTGACAGTACTACAGTCAGCAACAACAAGTGCTTTTGCTCGTACAACAGAAGGAACTTTCGAAGCTCCAACAAACACAAAGTATGTAGGTACATTAAACGGCGCAATGCGCATTTATGTAAATTCATACGCAAACGATTCAACTCCAGTATTGGTTGGATATAAAGGTACTAGCGAGGCTGATGCAGCTGCGTTCTATTGCCCATATATTCCTCTAATGTCTTCTGGTGTTGTATTAGATCCTAATACTTTTGAACCAGTAGTAGGCTTCATGACACGTTATGGTTATGTTGAGCTTACAAATACTGCTTCTTCTCTAGGTAACGCAGGCGACTACGTTTCTGAGATCAGTATTGCAAATCTATCTTTCCAATAATCGAAAGATTATTTACAGAACAAAAACCCACTACGGTGGGTTTTTTGTTGGCTATTCGATAAATACTCTGTTCGCTCTTAACTGAGAGTTCCCGGAGTAAGCCACTCCGGGTAGCTTAGAACGCTAACACAAGGAGAAATTAAATGGCAAAGTTAAAAATATCAAATCAAACCTCACAAACAAACGTAACATATCCTCAACCAGAGGGTGATCGTTTTATTAGCCCAACGTTAATCAACGGACTTCACTACGGTGGTGTTGGTGGTTTGACAACAAATGGTAATCTACAGATTAGACCCACAGTATACGTCAACGCAGTTGGTGCATCTGCTGCTGCAGGCAGTATTATTGCACAAAAAGGTTCACACAAGTTCCGTGTAACTGATGGTACTTATACTGGTGATTGTAAATTAGTAAACAGTACAACATTGGCTGCAGGTCAAATGAATCTATGGGCTAACGTATGTATTATCCCCAGTGCAACAATGGCATCTGCAAACGTAGCCGGTGGTGCAACAAGTGCTACAGTGACATGGACTGCAGGTACAACACTTGGACCAGTAGCTACCCCACGTGTAGGTGACTACTTAGTTGGTTTCCCAACAAGCCCAAATATCAGTGCTTATGGTGCTCAAGTTACTAGCGTTACAAATGCTACTACAGTAGTGGTTTCTGTAACAGGTAATATTGCCGCAGCAACAACTTTGGCTAATGCAATGACATTGGTAAGTCGTATTGATAACAAATATATTCGTGATTTTATCAGCGATGGTCAGCAAGATAGCACAAACGGTACTACAACTTATTATACAAATGGATATAACCCAACTAAATTCCGTTATGTATTGGGTGGAAATGCAGTCAGTGCATCATCTACTATTACTGGCGGTTTCGCAAGAGTAATCAGTGCGTAATAACTACAAATAGCCGTATCTGATTACGGCATGAGACGATTGAGGCGGCCCGTAAGGGTCGCTTCTTTTTTGATATTTCGATATCTAGACTTCAGCTAAATATACGATAAACAGGGCATTTTCTGATGAGTACGTATAAAAGAATTAGTGGCGACTACACAATAATGAGTGTAAACCCCACGGACAAGATTAATATTGATACTTCCACTGTGATTATTAATGGTAATTTGGTTGTTACAGGAAACAGCCAAAGTATTGTCAGTACAGATACCGCTATTACTGATCATACCATCACATTGAACAGTGGAGTTACTACTCCCAATCTAAGCGGTGCTAATATTATTGTTGCTCGTAGTTTAACTGGTGCAAGTCCTAACGTATTCATTAGTTGGAACGAGACGGTAAAAGCATGGCAATATTATAACGGCACCACAGTGGCAAATATTGCATCAGCTTCTGCTTCTGGTATAGCCAGTGTCAGCGCAGATACTAATCCATCACTTGGTGCTAATTTAAATTTAGCCGGACACAAAATTTGGGACAGCACAGATAATGCAAACGTCCAAGTATCATTTGCCAACGTCAGCACTGGTGGAACTGGAGTATATGTAAATAACACAAGTTATGCCAACGTAGAAGTTATATCTAAAACTCGTAGCGTGGCCTACAGTATTTTATTCGGATAATAGGAACAAACATGTCATTACAAAACGCATCATTAACAAACAGCACCGCAACTTCTATATATACAAGCAGTGGTAATAACGTTATAT